TGGCGGATCGTGCGCACCAGTTCATCTGTCAGCTTCGCCATCCCATGGCGCTCGCCCTTCTTGCTGCCGTGGCGGCGCGTATCAAGACCGTTTTCGGTCTTTGTGCCCCACCGAAGGTTGCTGAGAGCATTGTTTCGTGCGTTGCCATCACCGTGAAGCGCCTCATGCCACAGAGGGCGCGGCCCGACAAACGCCTCAAGGACCAAATGGGGAACCTTGATGTTGTCGTGGACAATGCCGTCACGCATCAGGGTGACGGCCTGATACCCGTACTTGTTGGTGCCCTTGGATTTGAGGCGCCGCCACTGACCCCACTTGTACTGGCGCACCTTTCGGCAGGACCAGACGGAGCCATCATCGCCGACACGGTAACCGGGGAATCCGTTGACATCTCGGTATTGTGTGCGCACACCTCATTATCTCATGGAGGCGGGCGCTGCGCTACTTAAGAACCAACACGGCGGTCATCATCACGGTGGGACCATTCCTCGGGACCGACGGCCTCACGCCCAAGACCGCCCTGACCGCCACGAACGAGCACATCACGCTCGCCGCCGACACGGACGCGGGCAGCGCGCCCACGCTCGTCCTCGACATCACGGGCGCGAGTTCCGGCACCTCCAACGACCTCGTGCATATCACGGGCGACGACGCGGGCTTCTACTCGCTCGAGCTGGCGGCGGCGGATACGAACCGCCTCGGGCGCATGATCCTGGCGATCACGGATGCGACGAATCACTGCCCCGTCTTCCACGAGTTCATGGTCCTGCCCGCCGTCATCTATGACGCGATGATCCTGGGCACCGATCTCTTCGACGTGAGCATGACGCAGATTCTCGGCACCGCCGTGTCGACGCCCGCGACGGCGGGCATTCTGGACGCCAACGTGAAGAACATCAACAATGTGGCCGCGGCGACGCCGGGGGCTACCGGCGGCGTGTTCATCGCCGGCACGAACGCCGCCACCACAGTCACCACGGCGCTCACGACCACCTTCACCGGCAACCTCACGGGCTCCGTGGCCAGCGTGACCGGCGCCGTGGGTTCCGTCACCGGCGCCGTGGGCTCGGTGACCGGCGCCGTCGGCAGCGTCACCGGCGCGGTGGGTGGCAACGTCAGCGGCAATGTCACCGGCTCGGTGGGCTCGCTCGCGGCGCAGGCCAAGGCTGACGTGAACGCGGAGGTGGTCGACGTGATCCGCGTGGATCAGATCGCGGAGCTGGCGCAGGCCGCCCCCGCGGCGACGCCCACGGTGGCGACGGCGCTGATGCTGCTGTACCACGCTCTTCGGAACCAGATCACCGTCACCAGTTCAAGCATGACCATTTCCAACGATGCGGGCGTGGTGATCGCGAAGAAGGCGCTCACGGACGATGCCACCACCTACACCGAGGCCGAGATGGTGACGGGGCCATGATCGACACGGAAAGAAAGCGCAAGGCCATCGTCTCCATCGCGCGCCCCTGGCACCCGCCCATCATCGTGCCCGACGGCACGCTCGACGCGGCGGATCGCGGCACCATCGGGCGCGGCGGCAGCGGGATCATTGCGGCGGGGGGGAGTGGCGGCAGCGAGTTCCTGATGATTTTCCATCACCACCACGTGGGGGCCTGAGCCATGAGCCCGATTCCGCCGATGTCGCTCGTGCAGCAGCTCTCGCGCTTCGACAAGGATCTCCGCATCCGCTGGGCCACGCATCAGAAGTGCTGGCTCATCGAAGTGAAAGCGCGCGAACGCCAGCCCGGCTGGCTCGCCGAGAAGCCGAGCGCCTTCGGCACCACGCCCCGCGCGCTGGACGCCTGGGACGGGTGGCGGCAGGGGTACTGCTACGTGACGAAGCTGCGCCACCCGATCGAGTACCCGTGGGACTTCATCGCCGCGCATCTCAAGCACCTGACGCTGGAGGCGCACCAGGCGAAGGACGAGCTGCTGCGCCGCCTCGACGCCGCCGAGGCCGAGGAGGAGGCCGAGACCAAGCGCGCGTGGGACACGATCAACGAGCAGGGCGCACGCGAAATCTACGACCGCCTCGCCTGGGACACCAAGCGCCAGATCAGCACGCATGTGGCCGGTGACAACCCGCTGCGCACAGAGCACGACGGCTTCGTGACCTATGACCGCCGGGGCGTGACCGCCTGATGGCCGCCCCGCGCAAGACGGTCGCCGACCTCCTCCTCGCCGTGCGCCAGAACCTGGATGAGCGCGAGGAGGCATTCTGGCTCGACACGGAGCTGATCGCCCGCCTGGACGACGCCCAGCACATGGTCTGGTCGCGCGTGAAGGCGCTGAAGAGCGACTACTTCGACGTGCAGCGCTCCTCGACCGACGGCAGCGTGACCATCCTCGGTGAGGCGTACGACTGCGCGGGCTTCGCCATCGCTGCGAGCACGACGAGCTACACGCTGCCGCCCGACATGGACGAACTCAAGCTCATCGAGTGCATCACGAGCGGGTACGAGGCCATCTCCTTCGCCTTCGCGGACATGACCTCGGGCGCGTTCCGCTCGCTGCTGGCCACGGTGGACGCGCAGGAGCCGAGCGGCTTCCTCTGCGACCTCATCGGCGAGCGCACACTGGTCGTGGCGCCCAAGGCCAACCGCGCGCTGGACCTCAAGCTGACCTACACGCCGATCCTGGGCACGCTGAGCGCCACGACGGACACGCTCCAGGTGCCGCAGCCGCTGTGGCTCGCGGTGACGGACCTCGCCACCGCGCGGGCGCAGATGAAGGACCGCGATAGCTCATTCCTCATGTGGCAGCAGGCCGCCGAGGCGACCATCGCCCGCTTCTTCGGCAGCCACGCCCGCCAGACGCAGGATACCGAAGTGGTGGAAGGGCTCTTCTGCTGATGCCGCCCGCGGCGCTCTACGGCCAGGCCATCAAGTCCTACCGCGTGGACAGCTTCGCGGGTGGTTTGGACGTGAAGACCACACCCCTGCGCCTGTCCCGCATGAAGAACGGCAACCGCCTCACGCAAGCCACGAACATGGTCTACACGACCGATGGCGGCGTGACGAAGAGGTTTGGTAAGGTCGCTATAAACAGTTCAAGTTTGGGCGCCTCCGTCAAGATTTTGGGCGGCACGCAGTTCCGCCTCAGCAGCGGCACGGACTACCAGGTGGTGGGCACCTCCGACGGGCGCGTGGTGAAGATCCTCACCGACGGCACCACGGCGAACCTCGCGACCGGCAAGTCCACCAATGCCGGGGTCCGCTACCGCTTCGCGACCTACAACGACCTGCTGCACATCACGAACGGCTACGACGCGCCGATGACGTGGGACGGCACCACGTTTCAGAACATGGCGGGCTCGCCGCCGGCCACGGGCCAGGTGATCGTGATGCACGGCAACCGCGCCTTCATGACGGCCCGCGCGGTGCCCTCGCGTCTCTACTGGTCGGCGCTGAACAACACGGTGTCCTGGACGGGCACCACGGATGCCGGGTTCATGGACGTGGAGCCGAACGACAACTCCACGATCGTGGACCTCGTGAGCAGCATCCAGGAACTCGTGATCCTGAAGGGTCGCCGTCCGTATCGTCTCCAGGGCATCGGCCCGGTGACGGGCTACACGGTGGCCGATCATCTGGTGCCCACGGTGGGCTCGGTGGGCGCGATCTCCTCGCAGGGCGCGCTGTTCGCGCTGAACGATGTCTGGTACGTGTCCGAGCTGGGCGTGCATAACCTGACGCAGACGCAGCAGTTCGGCGATCTCAAGGAGGCGTTCGTCTCCGACAAGGTGGAAAACTACTTCCGCCTCGACACCGACGTGTCGCTGGCGCTGGCGAGCCTGAACACGGCCGCGATGGCGTACGACTCGCAGAATAACTTCCTGTACCTCGCGCTGTGCGCCAATAGCGGCGGCACCAACGACACGCTGCTGGTCTACGACATGCTGCTCAAGGCGTGGTCGGTCTGGACGAGCACGGCCTACGCGAGCCTGTGGACGGTGCGCAACTCCACGACGGGCGCGCGGGAGGTGTGGGCGGGCGGCTACGACGGCTTCGTGTACTGCCTCAACCGCTCCTCGGGCTCGACCGAGGCGATCAGCGGGATCGCGTCGCACATCACCGATCTCGGCGAGCCGGGCGTGCAGAAGTCCGTGCGCTATGCGTTCTTCTACTTCTCCACGGAAGACGTGGGGCACGTGCAGATCACGACCACCTTCGATTTCGGCGCGGCGGGCGGGCAGGCCTACGACGCCGATCTCACGGCGGACAGCAGCGTGTGGGATCAAGCCACGTGGGATCTCAACCTGTGGGACGCCGATGTGCGGACGGGGATCATCCGGCTCGACCTGAGCGGCCTCGGCGAAGTCGTGGAGTTCACGGTGCGGAACCTTGAGCCCGCCCAGGCCTACACGTGGCTGGGCTACGAGTGCTTTTATCGCGATCGCCGCCATATCCGGCGGCCACGGAGTCATGCCTGATGGCCACCCTGACCACCTTTACCGCCGGCACCGTGATCCGCGCGGCCGATGTGAACGCCAACTTCGTGGCGGTCAACACGGACATCGCAGGCGCGATGCGCACCGGCTATACCAATGCCGTGCCGGTGGGTAATGTCTTGACCGGGGTCGACCCGCTGCATCAGTGGACCATGCCGGCCAACACGATCGCCACGGTGGGGGACGGCCTGATCGTCCATGCGCAGTTCGTGTTCGCGAACAACGCCAACACGAAGACGGTCAAGTTCAATATCGGCACGGGCACCGCGATCGTCCTGAACAGCACGACGGCGCCGAACAACAAGGATCTCCTCGTGGACCTCGTGGTGGTCTACACCTCCGCGAGCGGGTTCAAGGTGTACGGCACGCCCGTCCTCTGCGGGCACGTCAATGGGAGCAGTCCCACCCTGGAGAGTTCGGTGACGGGGCTCGGTCTCTCCGCGAATCCCGCCACGGCGCTGACGGTGGGCTTCACGGGGGAGGGGACCGCCAGCGATGATGTCGATCAGTCCTACACCCTCATCTCCATCTTCAAGGCCTCCTGATGGCCGGCCTGATCCCGCCCAAGCTCCGCGCCCTCCTGGACACGCTGCGCCATGCCGACCTCCCGGCCCCGCTCGGCGAGGACGTGCGCGCCCAGATCGATCAGGTAGAGGCCGAGGTGACGGACCTCGCCCAGCGCTTGCAGCGCCACCCGGAGGCGCCATGATGGCCCGCGCGCTCGTCCTGGGCCTGCTGCTCCTGCTCCCGGCCGCTGTTACCGCGACCGAGAAAGTGGGCTTCGCGTGGGCCGCGGAGCTCGCGCCGTGCGAGGGGTGGCGCCCGATGGTCTCGTGGGCGAATCCCACGGGCCGCACGCTCTATGTCGAATCCATGCGGATCTTCCTCGGCGTGAACGATCCGGGGCTCTACGGCCAGACCGATACGCATGTGAAGATTCGGCACGCCAACGGCTCGGTGATCGAGTCGCTCTCCGCGGACAAGTACACGAGCCCCACCGGCATCGGGGACGTGACCTCGCTGCGGCTCTACCGCACGCCCTGGAAGTTCTTGCCGGAGGAGGGCATCACCATCGCC